CACCTGTTGCCATATTTATTTCCCCTTAGAAATTATATTATATTATTTAACCCTTCCCTCAGCGTATGCTGCATATATTTCATCTGCTAACATATCGTATCTTGAAGGGTCTGTTTGTTTTAAACGTATCAAATCAGCCCTACGGTAGACTTTTTTACCTGCGGTTGATTCACCAGAAGCTCTAGATACTCCTTTGCCTGTCTTCAGTGCAGTTTTCCTATTAGTTTCTTGCTCTGCTTTCACCTCTTCCGTCTTGGAAATCATTTGACGTTCTTTCCAATTCGTAATTAGTTCATCAGCAGCATCAAAATTATAAGCATCTGCCTCTAAATATAAACGCTGTCTTATCTTACTTCCCTGAACCCACTCCTGAAATCCTGAATCACCAATGATGTTCTTGAAATCTGGATGTGTTGTTTCGAGTTGCTGCGAAGTCATATTAGCTTGTTGCTTCCGTGACTGTACAGAAAACTCTCTGAACTTGGGGTGGTTCTCAATAATTCGCCTTACCGATTCCTCGGGGTTATCAAAGAAATCCACCTCTGGTTCGTTGCTGGTAGTTTCTGTTCTTGGTTGACTTAGCTGTTGTTGTAAATAAGAATCAGTTAAGTGACGTAGCTCTCCAATTTCTTGTCCTTTCCTACCGAGTTCTTTTTCAAGATTCTCATAAGCATCAGCTATTTCAGCTGCGGACTTTCCTTGGAACTTAGATGGAAGTTCTGGTTCTTGGACCGCTTCCTCTTCTACTGGCTCTGCAAAAGCTTCCAGTGTTTCTACTTCTTCTGTGATTATTTCTTCATTTACTACTTCAGGGTCTGCAATTCTACTACTCATAGTACTTTTCCTCCGTCTTATATAAGATTGTGGGGGTTATAAAATGTTAGAGCTTAATTATTCATCAAGTTGTTCTAACGTTAGTTTAGTACTTTCCTCCATATTAACAAACATATTTAGGAAAGTTACTTGTCCTTTACGCAATTGTAAAGTTTCTATATTCTCGATATCGTAAATCTTTTCTAACGATTGGGCTAGTTCAGAAAACTCACTAACGAGTTCTCGCCAACCATCGTGTTGAAATAAATCTAAACGTTGCTCGAGTAATTCTCTATCCGTCACTAAGCCGTACCAGCTACTCTGGCATTAGCTAAATTAAGGATGGTTTCAGATTGTAGATGCTCTACTTCAGGTATATTTCTTGCTGTCTCTGAACGTATGTTCTCAAGTTTGGCCATCTTCTCTGCCAACTCTAGCTGTTTCTTAGCTAGTGATTCTTGAGATACTTTATCACCTGCATCTATTTGTAATTTCTGTGTCTCTGCATATAGCTTACTAATCTCTGCCTCTAGTTCAGCATTCTCTAGCATAGCCTTCTGCATCTCTATTTGCTGTGCTTGCTCTTGTATAGGGTTAGGTTGTAACGTCTGTTGTACAGCAGCTACTAACTCATTACGATTATTTAATGAGCTATTCTCAAAGATACTTGTAAGGATAACACCAAAGGCTGGAGAGCTTTGTGGAACCATACTTAACATCTGAATCATCTGAGTAGTCTCTAACTCTTTGGCCATAATTCCCATAGTTGAATAAGGAATAAACTTATAATCAACTACTGGATATCTTTGTGGGTCGAATTGTATTCGTCTCCACACTACTTTATTAATCATAGGAACTAAGAAACTGTCTTGGAAGTTCATCAAAGTTCTCTTCTGGCGTTTAATTGATGCCGCCTGTAACATACTCATCCCTGAGGCGGTAGAGTTTCTAGGATTAGATAGGTTGCTATTGGCAGTATCCATAGCACCTGTTCCCATCTGAACCATTCGTTCTAGCTCTGCGGATTCTGTGAAGGTAGAGTTGGCTAGACTACCGAAGTTCAACGGCATCAAAACGGATTTAGGGTCTCCATTAGTAAGAATAGTCTTACCTGGTCTGATATCAAACTTAGTACCTCTCGGTAATCTAGTTGCATCAAGGCCCATCATAGGGTGTGTTGTTAACGCTAGAGTATCGATACGAGCTCTTAACTCAGCATCAAGGGCCTTCTGTGGGTTATAACCTTTCTCTGTTATACCTCTACCCCAGAACTTACCAGGTACTCTATCGTGTTGATAGGACACGAATGGCCTATCAGTCATCATATATGGATTCTCTGCTGCTCTTAGAACAGAGGAATCATTAGCGATAGTTACTACTGCTTCAACTAATTCATCATCTTCGTAATCAAATTCGTCAATTTCACTCGCACTTTTCTTAAGAAACTTCTTAGGGACGAGACCCCAATACTCAACGATTTTAACTTTATCATCCTCATTAGTAGAGGCAGAACTTTCATCATCGAACCCGAAGTCAGCTTTATCGTAGCTACCAATTGGTTTGTCTTCATAAACACCTTCTTTAATTCCTTGTACAATTTGATACATAGGCTTAATCACAATATGTGCAACACCTAAAGCATCGTTAATATCAGTAGCAGTTGGGTCAATAACAAACTCTCTAGGAGATACTGGCTCCATCTTTATACTGATGTATGGTATTTCCGTAACACCCCTTGTGGTTGTTAAGGTTCCTGGTACTGGTTGTTCTGAAGGTACTATTTCAATTTTCTCAGTAACAATTATCTTACCAATACCTGTGCCATATATAGCACCATTAAGCATACACTCTGCTATTGCAGGTTTAACACCATCTTTTTCTAAATCTTCGTGTAGCAATCTACGAACAAACTCTATATCCTGTGGCTGTTGGTCCATAAAATCATCTTGGATATCAAACCATCTCTCTCTACCAAAGGTAGCTTCTTCTAACTCTGCTACTGTGGCCTCAATTGCTTGTTGGGTTGCGGGAGAAATAAGACGAGACTTCTCGGATTGTCTGGTTTTATCCTCTTCTGACCAAACACCACGCCATATTCTATAGTACTCATCCCACTTCTTTGAGTAATTAGAATCACGATGCTCTTCCCAGTTATCAACTCTACCAAGCACCCACTCTCTTAGAGGTGTCATAGGGTCTCTGTAACTTAAACTGTCTTTTTCCATCAATACCCCGCTACTGCGTCCATAGGTTCCCATTCTTCCAACTCAATACTGCTTGCATAATCAGCAACACTAACTTGGTCTATATATGCTAGAGAATCTAACAAATCATCGTGACTAAGTGGAGAAGGGAAGTCCATCATCTGTGAGATAAAGGGACTATTCCAATCTGCCTTTCTTAATTTAATCTTTCCGTGTTCCATACGGCCCTGTAAGGACCAAGTAATTCTGTCAATCTTTCTTTTACCACCGTGAGTAACATCAACTATGTTAACCCATCTACCCTTAGACCTCATCTCATCTTCTAGGTAAGGCATAATAGCATTCTTTAAAGCTCCACCTTCAATACCTACTGACGCTGCTTCACAATCTATAGCAGCATTAAGGATTCTTGTTGCAGTTTCTTTAATACCCCACCTACCGTGATAGATGTCCTTTACTAGCCATTCATCACCCACAATTTTCACTACTGAAATTGCAGTTTCATCTAGCTTACTAGACTTTAAACCTCTTTCTTTACTCGCTGCTTCAAAACCTGCTGGGTCAACTGATACTACATAGTGACCTATTGTACCTTCTTTAAAGTCTTTCTCATCATCTACGTAAGTAAGCCATTCTTCTTTAAATATACCACCACTAAAGCTTTCAAAGGTGGCCTCGAACTCTTGTCTAAACGCTTGAGTAGACATAGTGCTTCTAGCTGCTTCAATCTCCGCAGGGTCCAGTAGTGGATTATCTATGGAGTTGTACTGAAAAGCAGCCCAGTCATCTTCTTTTCTTGCTTCTAGGTATAACTTGTAAAAGTGATTCTTACCAGCAGGTGTACCAATAAATAAGGCTCCACCTTTAACATCAGCTAGTGTAGGTCGAATAATCATCTCCCATACTTCTGGCTTCATACTCGCATATTCGTCTAGAACTACATAAGCTAGTCCTACACCTCTTAAAGTATCTGGTCTATCAGAACCTTTTAAATATATCTTCCTACCGTTAATCAAAGTAAGTACAGCAGTGTTCTCGTGTGCTGCTTTAATAACATCTCTACCTAACTCTTTTAACATCCCCCACATAATATCTTTCGATTGTTGGAATGTAGGACCTATATAGAAAACATCCTTACTGGTTGACTGTAGTGCGTTAATTAATAACACCCAAGCAGCTAATCTTGACTTACCAAATCTTCTACCAGCCGCTACTACTTTAAATCTCTTATCTGACTGGAATATCTCCATCTGAGCAGGATGAAGTTTTACTTTAATATCAGCCATTCTTCAGAACCTCACCTTCAAACACTTGCTGTTCTTTAGCTTCTTTCCTTTCTATCGCCTTTACTGACTCTACAATAATATTAATACCTAATTCTTCGTGTTGGTGTTTAATTTCAACAGCTTTATGTGCAGGTACAATTCTATCCATACACATCTTGAGGCAGTGTCTATCTCCCTCTAAGGCCATACTGATAACCTTCTCGACTATCTCTGGTCCCCTACTAGATAACAACTCTCTACTAAGTTTTGTGTATTTGTTTACTGAGCCCTTCGGTCTACCCGCTGGATTCAGTGGTTTCATTCCTTTATAAAGGGCAGGATTCCCTCTTTTCTTTTTGGTCATACCTTTGTCCTTATTGTTAGCTGTAAAAAGGGAGGTTATACCCTTATTATACCACAGTTTACCACTATTTACAACTTCTATTCTTTTAAACAACAGGATAATACATATTGTTTATTTAATTATTAGGGTCAAGTGTGGTATTAAGGGGTCTGTAATTGCCGTTTGATGTGCCAGTGAGTTACCACACGGATACGTGCTGACCTCTATGGGTCCCCCCCCTAAGCCTGTATGGCTAGAAATAGCAATAATTGTCCACCAGTGCCAGCAGTGCCAGAATGAGCCAGAATGAGCCAGTGGATAACACTAGCCAGTGGATATTTATGGATAAATATGGGAATGATTGTAGTCTATAGGTAAAAAATACATACTAATATCAACAAGCAGTTAAAAAATACCTGTAAATTAATTTAAAATTAAACTGTATCCAGTAGCATAATCTGGTACACTGGGAACCAGTCAAGCAACGAATGCTATGATGTCTCATAAATACAACAAGGAGTAGTAAATGGACAACACTGAATACAATACATATAATGCAACACTAGCACAGGTCAAAGCTGTACTGAATAGAGGTGGTACCAGTCTCTATCTACAAACAGCTACAGATGGACCATTCATTAAAGCCCAGAAGAGTGATTTTTTATACATATATAAGCTAGCAGACAATACTCAAACAGCCAGTGATTATGATGGTTCTGATACTGATATCTACGGCTGTGATATAGACCATTCTGGGAGCAAAGACGTAGTACATATATACTCTTTCTATAGCTTTAACACTACATATAACTACTAACAGGAGATAATAATGGAATTACAGAATAATCTACAGGTACCAGTAAAAACAATCAAACAGGCTTTAAGTATAGTACAGGGGTTAACCAGCACCAGTAAAATGCCATCAAGCAGCTACTCTATACCCGCTAAAGATTGTCCGACAGGGCAAAAGCTACGTAGTATAAAGGGAAGTGTATGTAGTACCTGTTATGCCTTAAAGGGCAATTACGTTAGATATCCTAAAATAGTAGAGGTACAGGAAAAAAGACTAGCCAGTATCAACAATAAAGACTGGGTTAATGCTATGGTGTACCTGATAAACAATAAAAAAGATATTGTAAATTCTGGTGTATTCAGGTGGCACGATAGTGGTGATTTACAGGATAATAAACACTTTGAGAAAATACTAAAAGTGGTGGAGCTAACACCTACTGTTAAACACTGGTTACCAACTAAAGAAAGTAAAATCATCAAAGCCCATAAAGGTCCTATACCCGCCAACATAGTCATACGTTTATCAGGGTCTATGATTGACGGAAAAGCCCCTATATACTCAAATACTAGCACTGTAACCACTGTTAAGGCTAATGCTACCTGCAGGAGCTTTGAAAATGACGGACAGTGCGGCACCTGTAGAAAATGTTGGGATAAAACAGTCAAAACTATATCATATTTAGCACACTAAAAATTAATTTAAAATAATTGTTGACAGTCAAAAAATATAGTATATAATACAGCTATCAACAACAACAAAAAGGA